GGATAACTGAAGACGAAATTAAAACGTTATCTTCAGTATATGCATTAGATCTAGGCCATCTTAAGGCTTGAGTAGTAGCTGCTACAGAACCTGACCAAGAAACCCTCTCATCTAGCAACCTAGTCGCCATTTTTAAAGCTGTTTCTTGTTTCGAACTTGTTGTAGTCCACGTAGTGGCATACAAATGGTCCGCATGATAAGAATCAGCTTGTGCTACTGTGACATAGCTATCGCTAGATGTTCCACCTATGGTAGCGTCTATTGCCATGTCTTAACCCTCTGTTGGTTTAACTTTACTCTTATTTTTTGTATTAGTAGATTTTTTTTGTTGCGGTTTAGTTTTCGCTTTCGCTTCACCTCTTACCGCGCCATAATATCTGCAAAGCAATCTTTCCGCTTTATCCGCATCAGATTCTTGTACTTCGCACACGCCATTACTAAAGGTAAAACCACCATAGATATCGGTTTTACCTTTATTTGGACCTGTCAATGTAAAAATAGCCATTTTTATCTCCAAAATAAAGAAACCTCTGTTATCTTAACCAGAGGTTTACGAGAACTGTCTAGTTATTAACGCCAGTTAAGATAGCAAGACCTTTCTCATTGTAGTTAGCAAGACCTGTGTACCACTTAACACGAGTAATAGTCTCGTCTTTAGTTTCAGATGTACCAACTTCTTCTACACGGATACCAGCTGCATCTGCTGCTGTTAAACCTGAGATACCGTAAGACATTGAACCATCGTCTAGCGTACCAGCAAGAATCGAAGTCGCTGCAGACTCAGTACCTTGAGTTTGGGTAGTAGGAATCCAATCGTTACGGAAGATAGGAGTACCACGGTATGCAGGAACTTGAGCGCCTGAAGGTAACGTAGCTGTATCACCAATAGATGCACCGCCTAGAGCTCTAAGTAACGCGTAGTAAGAACGTAGCGTACGAGAAGGCATCATCAAGTAATCTACTTGACCATCTTTATCTACAACACCGTCCATCAACTCGTCTAATAGAGCAAACGATAGAGCTGCGCCATTTGTACCAGAAGATAACGTCTGTGAAGAAGTTACAAGGCTTAAAAGACCGTCGATTTGGTTAGAAGAACCAGTACCGTTAATCATTTTGTCTTGGAAAGCACGACCAATTGATTTAGCTTTAGAAGCAACTTGGATTGCTTTTTGGTCATTAATGTTTGAACGAGTAGCTTGGATCAAACCGTTAACTTCAGCGTCGCCTACTAATGTAGTTAAGCTAGAAGTCACTTGAGTGAAAGTAGCCGCAGCTTTACCAGCTGAGATAGTACCACCAATACCTGCCCATTCCGCAGCGCCTAGAGCGTTTTCACGGTTATAAGCTAGAGAGTTACCTTCGATGTTTGCAAAAGGCAATACATCGAAAAAATTGTTTACCGTAATGACGTTTTCAATAACGCCAGAAGATAACATGTCTTGAGATAGTTTTGCTGATTCAGCAAGAGTTACAGAAGCCATAATATTATTCCTATAATAAGTTAATTAAAAGTTTTTCATCTAAGTTGATCTTAAACGCCGTTCTTAATCAACAATAAGGTGTCCACTGGACAATTTTATATCTGGATTATACCACAAAAATCCAGATATAAAGTTTATTTACGTACCTAAACCCGCTGCAATTTTTTGCGTCGCAGTCATATTTGCAGAGTTCATTCGACCACCGCTTTTCACAGATCCTGTTGAACCTGATCCTTGACTAGACGTAAATAAATGCGAAGCTGATTGAGATAAATTCTTTACCCAGTCGTTAACCGACATAGGTGTTGTACCATCTTTACCATAAACAACGCTTCCTGTTGAGTCGTGTGGCATAGCTTGTCCTTCAACAAGTTTAAACGCTGCACGACCACGTAGTAAAACATCATCAACCGCTTCAGAAGTGACACCAGCTTTTGCTGACGCAGATCTTAACTCATTATCGATTAGTAGAGTCTCTAATTGACGATTAGCAACATCATTTTTTGTCGTTAACTCAGTTACTTGCGTATCATACTCAGCTCTCATAGCTGTAACACGCTCTGTAACCAACTCATCGACTTTTCCTGCGTCAATCATCTTCTTATCTCGCAATTTCTTAGCTTTAGATTTAAGATCGTTGTACTCGTCCATATCGACTGAGCCAACTTTCGCTTCAAGATCTGAAATTTGCTTCATTAAGCCTACGTTATTATCTCTAAATTCATTTAACTTGGATTTATCGACTAAACCGTCTACTTCTAGGACATATTGTCCATTATTCTCTACATATAAGCCTCTCAGAGACTCATCGATACTGTTAATATCGTCTACTTTTGCTTTTAGTGTCATAACAACCTCTGGTTATTCGTTAATAGTCCCTTCTAAGACCCTCTCAGTCGGTAACTTTGCTTTCTCTTCTTCTATTGTTGTATCCGGAGGAAGAAGTTCTCCTTTTTTCATATTATATAGTAATGTATCTAAAGATATAACCCCTTGCTGATATGCTTGGATTATAGCATTTAAACCTTGATGATCTAGTACATCATCTAAATAATCTTTGTTGACCTCTACAGACACCTCGTCTGGGTCAAAACCTTCCCAAATAGCTACAGTTTTAAGTATTTTAATCATACCTGTTTCAACTGATTGAGCTATATTTGTTAAGATAGATGCTTCGCTACTGTGCCTAATTTTCGCTGTGTGAGCTGACTCTACAACTTTAGAATCCTTCTCGAACAACCTTGCAGACAAAATAGCCATCATTTGTTCTTTATGTTTTAGCGCATTCTCTAACGCAGTCAAACCTTGACCTGTAAACTCTAAGAAACCTGCTTTACTGCCCGCATCAGGTAGTACCCAAGCAGACGACGAACCAATCTTTAACTCTGTTTCATTTGGATCTACACCACTCACCCAAGGTGTGGGTAATGCTGTGAAATGTCTTCCATGCTCTAAATCAGCGCTAGATCTATAGTGACTTAAGTTAACGTCTATTAAATCTAATAACGGCGGTCTAGATATATCCTCTGTAACGCCGTCTGGAGTCACCGTAAAAAACGGTATGTTATCAATTTGAAGACCTCTATTTGACGGTGTATATGATTTTATGATTGACCACTCAGCGGATTTATCTGTTTGAGACCAAACATTAACTGAGTAGCCTTCATCTGTCAATACGAGTTCTCTGTAAATGTCTACAGGTGAAAACTCATATGGATCGTCTTCAGCTGGCTCTAAAACTGTCTCTAACAACACTTTAGTGTTATCCCACCAGTTTACGAACGACTCCGTTTGATAACCTACTAAGTAAGGTCTACCACCGTCTTCTGCTCTATCAACAAGAACTGAGTATCTACCTGTTAGTAGCACCTCTTGTAGCATTATCTTCATAAATTGATTAATGGACACACCAGTATTTGTGACATCTTCTAATAGATGCGCCATACCTTCTGGTACCTTAATCAATGGTGGTCTCCTCAAGACTGATCCGACTAAACCTGCAAGGGTTCTAGCTGTCGCCCCATAATAAAGTGCTCTGTCTCTATACGAACTATACTCAACAGCCGTTTGACCGCTGAGTGCTGGTAAATACATTTTACCTTTTGCTTTTACTGTATCAGAGCCTTCATACGTGTCACGAGATCGTGTCCAACGCACAAAATTTGCTGTATACTCTGGATGAATTGAATTAATTGGCATAATTTAAAATCCTACTACTTTAGCTAAAGATAATCGCCTGTCCGCTGACAGAACTCTATATCTTAGCACATCATAATCGTGGTCTACTGCGTTAGTATCAACATCCTCTGGATTTTTCTCTGACCTAGGCAATGCAGGCAAGTTAGTAATTAAATTCCTACAAGTTGACGAAACATATAACCCCGCTTCTTCTTGTGGATGTTGTAAACTAGCTTTTAACATCTGCCTAACTCTAGATAGACCATTTATTCTCGAACCTGGTTTTTTATCTGACTTAACCCACCTGACCCCTACTCTCTCCATATCTTCTGCAATAGATTGACCATTTTGCACGTCAAATATAGCGTTATCTGCAGGACCTGGTGTTGTCCTATATTGTAAACCCATTTCTAACTCCGCACGCTTAATTTTTCTAGCTATCTCACCTGCGGTCTCTCTAAGACCTTCGCCCTTAGCGTTTGCGC